AGACCTCTTGCCTCTCTAATGATAAATTCTTTTATTTTTTCAGGTAAACCATAATGCTTTGTTGATGCAAAATCCTTAGCATCTTTATCGGACATTGAATCCGCTGCTTTCTCAACTTCCGGAGATGGGTTTTCCATATCACCCTTTTGAGTAGCATGAACCATTCCCATAAATCTTTGTTGTGCTTTTGATTGTGCTGGCATTTCTAATTAGTTTAAGCTAATACATAAACAGAACCACCATTGGTTACTGCTACACTCTTAGGATAACAAGGGAACGGTTGTCCTGATGCTAAAGTTGCTAATGAAATAGTTCCCCCACCTTCTAATGTAATTGTTCCGGTTACACCATTTACAGGCAATATTCCCCAAGCTCTATCTATTAAATCAGCAGAACCCGATGTTACTAATTTTGAATCAAATGCTCTATAATTTACCATTTTTATTTATTTTAAAGTATTTTTTAACTCACCCAATAATTCGTAAGTCATCATCATTGCAGATAAGTGTTCTTCTTTGATTTTTTTAACAGATTTAATTTTCTTTACATTAGCAATTGTTTCTGCCAATTTAATTCTTGTTACTTTATCTGTCAATTTACTACCAATTTCTTTTAAATTTGCAACCAATTTAGTTACCTCATTACCAACGTAATCGTTTAATTTACCAGTGTTGTTGATATTGTTGATGTATTCTTTTAACAAAGTTTTTTGTTCTGTTGTTAAATTCTTATACTTTGAATTGAAACTTTCTACTAAGATTTTGTAAGAGATTGCTCTTAAATCTTCATCTTGCTTTCTGTATTCTTCTAAAACTGCGTTTTTGATTTTTGCATCTCTGTTTTGAATAGAAGAACTGATTATGTTTTCTGCAATTGTGAAACGAGAACCAACAATATCAGTTGGGTCAAATTGCTCATCTATGGTTGCCACTTCAAATACCTTATAGATAGATGCAAGTGTTTTATAATTTGAAATTGGAGATTTGATAAACTCATCTATATTATAAGTTTCTTTAATCTCTTTAATAAGATTGTACTTTTCTTTTGTAAGTTTCTTTTCGTCTAATCTTTTTCTTGCTTCTAATATCGTATCAATAAATTTTTCAGCTTTTGCTTCAGAATTATATTTCTCATTTATTAAATACTGATATAATTTTAATTCTTTAGACAACTCTTTCTTTGAATTAAAATGCTCTTTTAAAATTGTTTCCGCTACTGATTTATTAGAAGACATGATTTCAGATGTAATCTGTCTTACCAACAATTCAAATATAAATCCAGTATTCTTAAATTTAGAATGTTTAATTTTTTTCATCAATTTTTACAATTTGTCAGATATAAATATATTATTATATTCGTTTATTACTCTTTTGTTAAATCTTCTGTTAAAATAGTTTTTTTATTACCATTCATATCCTTAAATATTTCTAAATAAGAATTTTTTCTAGGTTTGTAAGCAACAGAGTCTTCTTTTTGTTTTAGAGTTTTAATTCCTAACGGGTCTCTTCCTTGCGGATGGTCATCGTGTCCATATCTAACATTATCCTTTGGTCTTCCAACTTTACCGTCTTCTTCCAATTCTGTTTTAATTCTTTCTATTTCTTCTTCAACATTTGTAGGTTCTCCTTCTACGCCAGTTGGTTTAGCCGGGTCTGTACCTTGTGTTTCAATAGATGTTAAACGGAACATTTGCTTTGTATCTTCTAATACTTGCAATGTCATTGTATCTTGCTCATCCTTTGCCATCTTCATCACTGCTTCATACATCCATTCTTTGGAGAACATCTTTGTAGTTTGCATCTGCTGAATTAAAGCAACTTTTGAGTTATATAATTCTACTTGCTCTTGCTCATAGATTTTAGATGGTATTGTCAATTCTAATGAGAAATTTGTCAATCTTTCATCCTCTATACCTTGTGCATATAAATGAACGATTGCAATTTTAGTCAATTCTGAAATGATTACTCTTTGGATTCTCTCAATAGTTTTAGCAAAACGAATATCCATAGCAGCAAGGGTTGCCTTACCATTTGTATCTTCTTCGTATCCTAAATATGCTTTTGGAATCTTTAATGCTGCCATCAATTTACCTTTTAAGTAATTGATATCATCTGTCATATTGTATTCCAATCCTTTTAATGTATCAATAGATGTACCATTATCACTACCACGAACTGGCATATAGTAATCTTCAATAAGGTTTTGGATATTGTATTTTAAGTTATACTCACCCGTTTTATCATCAATAAATGGAACTTTCTTTGATGCATTTATAATCTTCTGCATATAGTTATCCACTTCGTTTGGTGGAATATTACCAACATCTACTTTGAAGATTCTTTTTTCAGGTGCTCTCATTACTCTATGAATCAACATAGCATCTTCCATCAACATCAACTGTTTCCAAACTCTCCTAGCTCCTTCAATCATAGATTTTCCGTAAGGTAAGAAGTTTGAATCTGAATTTAAACGGAAGTGAGCTATTTCATAGTTTTCAAATTCTTTTTTAGGAGAACTCAATGCACCACCATATGGATTTTGATACGGTGCATAGATAAATTTAACTCTTTGTGGATTTTCGGCATCAAAACCTTCTACTCTACTCATTTCATAAGTAGATAACGGCATCACATTTATAATACCCAATTGGTCTGCCATTTCTAATTGTAAAAAGAAATCTCCGTATTTAACTAAATTTCTTGTCCAAGGCCAAAGATTAAATTCAACATTTAAAATATCATAGAAAAGATTTTCTAATATTTGCTTTACATTATCATCTTCATGGTGTATCTTTAATACATTGCCCATTTCATTTCTAGCAGTACATTCATCGGCATATACATCCAATGCAGATGCTAAAATCGGGTCCATATCCATTGAATCGTAATCTCTAAACAAGTCAATACGAACTTGGGCATACGCCATAGATGATTCAATTTGACCTGAACCATAGTTTGTAACCTTTAATTTCATATAACGGTCAACCAAGTTGGTCGTCATATTTTGGTACTCGTCTGTATCAATTACTTTAACTCCTTTCGGTGTTTGCCTAACAATTGTGTTAGTTGAAAAGAGTTTCTGTAATCTACCAAATACTGATTTATCTGCCATTTTTAAGTTGTAAAGTATCTATAAAGATAATAATTTTTTTTGTAATTTCCAAATATTATTACCACTTTCTACAAGACCAATATCTTGCCTTATGTCTTGGACCTGGTTGGTCACAGTTGTGTCTTGCTCTAAAAGATTTTCTCCTGTCTGGGTTGTTCTTTTTAATTTTAACTCCTTTTTGACCAAAATTTACTTTTACAACATTTCCAGCTGGATTTTTAACATAAACTTTGAATTTTTTAACATCACCTGCCATTGGTTTCCCCAATTGAACATTTCTACCTTGATATTCCGCTTCTCTCAAACATTGACATCCTTCGTTTAAGTTTTTATCGTATCCTCTCATAAAGGTAATGAAATCTTCCATATCTTCATCTTCAACATCATATTCTTCTGGTTCAACTAAACCATAGTTTACATCATCATCTGAATTTATGTCTTCACTTACAGGTACACAATTTGGAACTTGTCTACCATCTTTATCTTTCATACCAACTTGCTTATACCCATCCCAACATGCTTCATCTAATTGAACGGTTTCGTTGCAAGTTTTCCAACCACCACCTTTTTCTTTATAGTTTTTTGCAGCCCATCCGTTTGCATATGCAGATGGATAAACATCAAATTTAGATTTTGCTGCCGATTTAGATGCAGACCATTTACCAGGGTCTGTCGGGCAATTCTTTTCTAAAAAAAGATTTAATTTTTCTTCAATATTCATAATTTCATTTTTTTTCTTTCCTGCACAATGTGCTTTTTGAGAGAAACCTTTTGGATTATTACAATCTATACTACTTTTATATTTATCACTCCACTCTTCGTTTTTTGGTTTAGTAGAAACATATATAGGGGTTTTACCTTGTCCCTTACTATCTTTACCACCTCTACCTGCATCATTTTGTGCATCTCTTTTTCTACTAGTTGCACTTTCTTTCTCTTTTTTACTCATTCCGGCAGCTTTTGCGGCAGGAACACATTTTGCATATCCCTTTTTTTCTCCCGAAGTTCCACATGGCGGGTGTTTTCCATCGACTTTTTTGCCAATATTTACCCATTTTTCTTTAAACCATTTATTTAAATCTTCGTTCATCTATACGAGTTTCAACATATAAATATATAAAATTTAACTAAGTAACCAAGTTAAGTTTTCAGTTTGCCCTTTACCCACTTGAATTTCATATGGATTTTGCTTTAGATAACCCGTTGAAATGAAACCCTGATGATGATTTACAGTTGTAGAGTTTAACATATTTTTAGTTAAATCTATTCCTTCTTGTCTTAAACGAAGTGCAGTATTACGAACCCACAATCCGATACCCAATGCCATTACCAAGTCATCATTGTATCCTTTCATTGCCTCTGCTCTACCACCTTGCCAAACAAATGTAAATAATTCATCAATCAATCTACTACTACGAATAAGAATATCTCTATCATTCATATAGGTATCTAATGCAGAAATTATAAGAGGACGGGTTTTTGATGTTGTAGAGAAACCAGCTACCATTTGCTTTTCATCTCTGTAATATTTGTTACTCATCTGTCTTTCAACATCTATATACTTCAAGTCATTACTCATATAGAATAGATTTTGGTATCCTCTATCTATAATCTGTTGAATACATGCCCAACCTATGTTTGAGTTTTCTACTACTAAAAGTGCATTATTATATTCAGTTGCCAATGCAGTTAGGAAATTTCCAAAATCTTTTGTGTCAATCTTGCCTCTATATTCTGCAACCTGAGAACAATCTTCTATATCTAAAACTTGTGCAGTTGAATAATCGGCTCCATCTCCACGGGCAACGTCAGCTACAACCATATATTGTTTATTGTAATTTGGATATTCCCATTTCCATAGGTTTCTATCAAATCCTGCTTTCTCAACTGGCTCCATAACATAAGTGTTTTTATACCAAGTCAATAGTTCGGGTTCGATTACCGTAGCACCTGAACCAACAAAATCACAATCACATTCTTGTGCTGCACCTTTTGCTCCCAAAATACGAGTCTGTTCATCTCTCCACGCTTGATTTCTTTCTGGATGAACTGTCCAATGGAGATTGATACAATTGAAACCATTTGTTCCACTTTCACCCTCTACCCACATTTTGTGAAACCAGTTACCAATACCGTTTGGTGTAGATAATACGATTGCCGAACCACCGGTTGATAGAGTTGATTGTGCCGACAACCAAATTTCATCAATATCTCTAATGAATGCTGCCTCATCCACAACCAATAGTGATAAGGCTTCCGAACGACCTGCATCAGGTGAAGATGCAATTGCTTTAACCTGAGAACCATTCTTTAATTTAAGTGATAGTTTGTTATCTTCAACAGAAGAGTTACCACCATCTCTCAACCAAACTGGTAATAAATCATGCATTACTCTAACCTTCTCAACCAAGTTCTTTGCAACTGTTACTTTGGTTGCAATAACCAATGCATTAAAATCTTGATTGAATAACATCTTCCAAAGAATAAATCCCGCAGATAGAGTTGATAAACCCAATTGACGAGATTTGAGAATGATGTTAAAACGGTCTTGCTTAAAATCTGTTAAACAGTTTTCCTGAAATGGATATAAGTGAAATGGTATTTTACCCCTAGTTGGGTGTTGGATAACACAATACTTTTTCATAAAGTAAATGGGGTCTAAACTACATTTACGATATTCGTCTGATATTATCTCTTTCAGACTCTTTTTTGGTTGTCCTTGAACTGCCATATTATTTTTTCAATCTAATCTTCCAACCAATAGATGCACCGTAGTATTTATTTCCGTTTGCATCTAAAAATAAATTTACACCATATAAATTATCTTTTTTGGTTTTTAAAGTTATTTGAGGACCAGCCATTACAATAGAATTACCTACTACACCCTGTGCCCCAATATAAACTTGATTTTTTGGAAGTTCTTTTACAATTTTAGTATCGGTGATAGTTCTCTCATTTATTTGAGCATTCCATTTTCTACCAATGATTTTATTTTTAGATATAGTATCAACTAAATCAATCACACCCAATCCATCATTCAATACTAATCTATCTTTATATAATACTTTTGAATGATAATCTTTTAAAATTCTTTCAGTATCTGCTTTTATATAAACAGGAACTTCTACATTCTTTTCTACAATTGTTTCGTGATAAATATCATCACCTTTTAAGTATTTAGCTATCTTTTTAACAACAGTAACGGTATCTACTTTGTGTTTTAACAACTCATAGTTTTTACCATCAACTTTTATTTTTTGGATTTCTTTATCTTCTACACTACATTGTTTATATAATACAAACGATACTAATGCGATAATAATAATGTTCTGAAAGCTAAATAACTTTATCATAGTTTTAATTTTTTATAAGTTCTGTATGATGTAACTCTCGTAACTTATCTTCTAATGCTATTCTGCGTTCTAACAACTCTTCAATTGCGTTGTAAGCACCATCAATATCATTTCGTAGATTTTGTTTTACTTCCTCAATATCAACATCCCATTGCCAATTAGAAATAGAACCATCCTCATTTACCATTTGTAATTGAGTATTGATGCCACTCAATGCTTCCTCAAATTGAGCTTTCAAATCTCTAACATAACCTAATTTATTCAATGTCATTTTATAATCCTCATAAAAAGGCCAAGTTCCATCTGCTCTTAAAACACTTTCCTGTTTTGCCAAACAAGTTGCACATAAACCCGTTTTAACGATTAACTTTTTATCAGCACTACTATATTTTATAGTTTTACAATCTTCTGCTGAACACTTACTTATTTTCTGTAAGTAAGCTCTAACTTCGTCCATTTTAGTAACATTGGTTTTATACCCTTCCTTTTGCTCCCACTCCTTACCTTCGGCATCTATCCATCGTTCTCCAACTTCTCTCTTTTTTTCACTTTGTTTTTCGTAACCAAACGTTTTTTGATTATCATCATCTCTTCCAAATACCGTATCTATAATTTTTTTACGAGTTGGGTGGATAAATTTATTCTTTTCTTCAAAACTTGTTCTTTTTGCCATAATTTTTTTGTTAGTAACCTTTGTATATATTTATATATATTATTTTTTATTCGTAAAATATACCTAATATTTGATTTAATGGTGCAAATGTTCCTGTAAGTTTATATGTGTTTCCTTTATAAACAAACACAATACCTTCATTTGGAACTATTTTATCTTTACCACCAATACTAGCTAATCTAGTCAATTCCATTTCCAATTTAGCAATCTTAGATACATCACCACTACCTCTTACTTTTTCAGCAGTTGCTTCTAATCTATCTGCCATACTACGAATTGCCGTTTCTGGATTTACAGTAAGAACCGAACTCATAAATGAAAGAACATCTGCACCTACTCCTAAAAATATCTCCTCAAACGGTCTGATATTTTCTTTTTGTTGTTTTGCCACATTCACTCTATCGTTATCTATTGCCCACTCTTGTGCTTCTTTATCTGATATAGTATTCAAACGTAACGATTTATCACCAAATGCCCATCTTCTAATAAGAGCTTCTTTTTCTAACTTTTGAAGTTTAACACCACTCTTATTTATAAAATCCTCCCACCACGCTTGATGATATTCTGCAACACCAT